TTCATTGGAAAAGAAACTGGGATCAAGAACAGATGAATTATCAAAACAAATAAGGGAAGATATAGAAAAGGAAAGACTGGGCAGAGTACCAGAATCCTATGAAGTTAAAACTCCAGAAGTTCCAGAAGGAATTAATATAGAAGTTAATAAGGAAATGCCCTTACTGCAATGGTGGGAAGAAACAGCAAAATCAAATGGATTATCACAAGAACAGTTTGATAGTGGCATCAAGGCGTTTGTTGATAATGAAATTAGTTCTTTGCCTGATATAAACAATGAGGAAAAAATATTAGGGGAAAATGCAAAGCAAAGAATAGAATCTGCTGAATTATGGGCAAAAAAGAATCTTACTACAGATGGCTATGATACAGTTGCCAATCTTGCCTCATCAGCAAATGGCGTTAAGGTCATAGAGGAATTAATGAGATTAACCAAAGATGTTCCTATGCCACAAACAGAAACAGCTATTGATGCAGCTCCGAGTTTAATGGACTTACGATCAATGATGCGTGATCCTAAATATTGGGATTCCAACTTACGAGATGATGCGTATGTTAAAAAAGTAACGGATTTGTATGAAAAATACTACGGAAAAGAAAAAGCAGCTCCAAAAAGTTAAGATAGTATGGAGAGATGCTGTATCTCATGCCGAATGGCTGAATCCTGAAGATGTAAAAAAATACAAGCCATACCTTAATGTTTCTGAGGGTTTTCTGCTTGAAAAAAATAAAAATGCTACCATAGTGTATATGTCCTACAACGATACGGATATTGGAGACATCTGTGTCATACCAAGTGAAAATGTTGTTTCACTTTGTGAGTTGAAAACTTCCAAAAAATATGTCAGTAAAACCCCTAAGACCTTGAAGGTTTAAAGAAATGCCTTTTTTTTAAGACAACATTTCAAACTCCTAAAGATAATCTGATAATGAACTTAACAAAGGAGATTTGAAATGAGTTCGACTATTAACAATGCCTTTATCACTCAGTTTGAAGCTGAAGTGCATATGGCATATCAAAGAATGGGTTCTAAGCTAAAAGGACTAGTTCGCACAGTTAATGGTGTATCAGGAGAATCTGTTAAATTCCAGAAAGTTGGTACTGGTTCAGCAACAACCAAAGCAAGACACGCTGAGATTGTAGCTATGAATATCAGTCATACCAATGTAACTGCGACTTTGGCAGACTACTATGCATCTGACTATGTTGACAAGTTAGATGAGCTTAAAACTAATATTGATGAACGAGGAGTAATTGCAAGTAACGCTGCTTATGCTCTTGGTAGAAAAACTGATAGTATTATTACTACAGCAATGTCATCTGCTACAACTCTAGCTAATAATGCTGGAGCAAGTGGAGCGACACCAGCTACCGATATGAACATAGACAAGTTCAAAGAAATGCAAGAACTGTTCGGAACAAATAATGTTCCTGATGACAATTCAAGATATTGGGCGATTGGGCCTAGCCAATGGGCTGACCTTTTAGCTGATAACCAATGGACACAAATGGAGTATTTAGGAAATTCTGAGCTTCCTTTTGCTGGTATGAATTATACTGCAAAAAGATTTGTTGGGTTCCTAACATTTGTCCATTCTGGATTGGATACATCTGCATCAACGGATAGACACACTATTGCATGGCACAAGTCATCAATGGGTCTAGGAGTAGGTTCTGAGGTAAGAACTGAAGCTAACTATATACCTGAAAAGGTATCACATCTTTTAACCTCTTATTTATCAATGGGATCAATTTTGATTGACGACAATGGTATAAGAGTACAAAAGTGTGCTGAGTAGGAAAGGAGAAAACATATTATGGCTTATGCATTAGCAAATCCTATTAAAAAGGTTGCACAAATGGGCGATACCAATTCTCTCTGGTACTATACAGACGGAGATGCTATCGGAACTATTGTGACAGCAGATTATTTTATTCTGTCATACCTTGAACTAAAAGCTGGAGATGTCATTCTTGTAAATAGTGGAGGTTCCAACGGAGTTATAGATACTGTAATAGTATCTTTAAATGATGGTGGATCTAATCTAGATACAGTCATTGAGGCTTAATACTAATTAACTGAGGGGGATTCATTCCCCCTCAACAATAGGGAGAATAAAGATTATGGCAATAGCTGGAAGTTTATTAAAACAAGCTGCTAGAATAGTAGGTAAAGCTATTAAGATTACCAAAAAGAAAAAAGGACAAGTTGGTGGCAAACTAAAAAAACAATTTAAAAAAGAAGCAGATTTCATTGACAAGAAAATTGTCAAACCAGCCAAAGACAGAGTAAGTACACTTAAAAAAAGCCTTCAATCACAAAAAATTAAAGGTATGCCTTTAGGAAAAGTCAAAGGTGGAGAAAAAATAAATCCTGATCTTTTAAAAAGATTTCAAAAAAAAGTACAAGCAAGTACATTATATACTGGAACTAAAGCTAAAGCATCTCAGGTAGCTGATGCTGCCTTGAATACACAAGCATTTACCAAAGGAGCTAAAGCATTTAAAGCTGGAACAACAAAAGCTAAAGCTGGTTTAGGAAAAGCACAAGGTATTGCTGGAAGTTTAGCTGATGATACAATGGCTGCAATTAAAGCTAATCCTACTAAAGCTATGGGAGTTGGAGCGGCAGCTTTGTTAACTCCTTCATTACTTAAAGCTACTATGAAAACACAGCAAATGTATACCTATGAAAAAAATCCAGATGGGAGTTTTGATTTAAAATTTAAAGATGGGAATGTTACTACAATGAAAGAATATATGTATTCCCCACAACAAGTAGATGATATTAGAACAAGATTGGCTATATTGGATTCTATTGTTTTATCAGATGATCCTTATGCTAGAAGAAGTGAATTTAAAAAAGAAGCCTTAGCATTAGCTAATAGATATGGAATAACTGCTATACAAGGTAAAAATTTATCCTTACAATTTGCTTCTGATGGTTGGGGAAATAAAATAAAAGGATAATGTATGGCTGTTACCAAAATAGATATAGCCTCTAGGGCATTAATAATGATCGGAGCTAATCCGATTTCTTCATTTACAGATGGCAGTACGGAATCATTAGTTACCAATAACATTTACGAAGAAATAGTAGAATCAACTTTAACAAGACACAAATGGAGATTCGCTACTGGGCAAAAACAACTATCCCTATTGGCAGCATCTCCAACTGGAAGATATGAGTATGCTTACCAAATACCAGCATCTCCCCAATGCTTACACATAATAGCAGTAACTTCCAATGATTTTTCAATCGCATACAGCAGATATGAAGATAAGATTTACCTTGATGGATATGGTTCTAGTAGTACTCTCATTATGGATTATATTTTTAGGCAAGATGAAAGTTTATTTCCTCCCTACTTTCGCTTAGCTCTCGAATACAAACTTGCGAGTATCTTTGCTGGTTCAATAGCTAGAGATGCTCCTATGGTTAAGGAATTTGATGAGCTGAGTGAAAGACAGTTATTGATTGCCAAAAATATTGATTCACAAGAAACTACTTCCAAGAAGCTATCTACCAGTAGGTTTATTACTGAGAGGAGAAGCAGTCGGAGTGGACTTGTTGTATCATAATGCCAAGAAAAGTAAGACAAGTATATACCAATTTTAGTGCTGGGGAGCTTAATAGTTTATTGAATGCTCGAACAGATGCGAAAGCATATTTTGAAGGAGCAAAACAATGTCGAAACTGGTATCTCTTAGATGAAGGTGGTGTTATGCGTAGACCAGCAACACAGTATACTGCAACATTAACACAACAAAGCAGACTGGCTCCATTCATATTTTCCAATGATGAAACTGCGATCTTTGCCTTTAGCAATGGTAGGTTAGATGTTTTTAATTCAAGTGGTGTTGCCATTCAGACAAACATAACTTCCAACTGCAACTGGACTACTGCAACAATATTTGAACTGAACATAGCTCAGTTTGGCGATACAGTATTTGTAACGCATAGGGATTATCCGATAAGAAAAATAGTAAGAGCAAGTGCATCTTCCTTTAGTGTATCTGCTTTTGCCTTTGAAGAAGATGATAGTGTAACTGTTAGTGGTGTAAATAAAACTACACAGCCATTCTATAAGTATGCTGATTCAACAATTACATTAACACCTTCTGCGACAAGTGGAACAAGCGTAACGCTTACTGCGAGTGCGAGTGCCTTTGTGGCAGACCACGATGAAACCTATTTGGAAGTGGGTGGAAAACAATGCTACATTACAAGCTATGATAGTGCCACGCAAGTAACTGTCAAGGTATTGGAAACTCTTGCCAGTACAAGTGCTGAAGCTGATTGGACTGAACAGTTAATTTCAGCAGTCAATGGATACCCCCAAGCAGTATCATTCCACGATAACAGATTGTGGTTTGGTGGTGTCAGGGATAAACCATCAGCAGTCGTAGCCAGTCAGATTGGTGGATATTTTAATTTTGCATTGGGAACTGGATTGGCAAAT